TGAAGCAATTGATGACGTAATTTTAAAAAAGAAAAACGACTTTCTAGGAAGTGCTGATCGAATCATGAAACAAGCTGAAGTTCTTGCAGAGTCCGATTCACCAGAAGATGATAGTACAAAGGGGAAGAAAGATGTCCATTAGCATAACAATCGACACCATGTTTGAAGTTGATGTTGCATCTGCAACTCCGAAGGACTTGCTTCACGCAATCTCCATTCTTGCTTATGTGGCCCGTGATCTTGGTTACCAGAACGTGGGACAGACCTTGATGACTGCGGAAGACAAGTTACTCGCAAAGATGCACAGAGACGTTGACAATGATTTTTTCTCTAGCGAAGAGCAATTGGATTTAATATAATATTTACGCTTTATCTCCCCCCCTCATTGCCCCTGCCCTTAATCGGGTGGGGGCTTTTTTTTTGGTTTTGAAAAAATCATACACGTTATCTTCAGTCGGCTCTTCAATCAAAGCATACACGTACCCGCATACCCTTCTTACTATTAACTTGTTAATACCAAGAAGATTGACCGGAAGATTTTCGTGAAAGGGTTGTGTTTTTAAAATCTGTCAAAAAATTTCATCACTTTTGTATACCGGATTATCGAAACATCCTTATCATTAACTTGTTAACAACAAGAGCAAGTTACCGGACAAACATAAAAAAACTTATGTTTTGATAATATTATTTATTATGCTCTCCCCCTAAAGTCCATACTTTGATTTTGCCATTCATCGATTTACTAAAATCCATCACTGGATAAACTAAGGTCTCAGGGCGTAAACAAATCGAGCGTTGATGGTGGGGCATTAAACGCCTGAAATCATCTGCATCGATGCAGCGAAATGCAGCTTTGGCTCCCCACTGATTTGGTCGGAGAAAAAGGTCTTTGACGTAAACTTTTTTACCCTTTGATTTGCGCTTAAAATAAGTGCCCTTTCTAAGCCGTCTAACTTCAACTTGTTCCATCGTCACTCTCCTCATCGGAATGTACAAAGTAGATATCATCCATCGCTTTTTGTCGAAACGAGGAAGTGCGGTGGTTGAGTAAATTGGGTGTATGCATAGGGAGAAACATTGAAACCCTTGACGACCACCACTTCATTTACTCTTTGCATTTTTTTAACCCTTATAGGGAAAGGAGACAGGAAAGGACACCACCGCTTGCCCGACCTTTAACGCCGTCCTAGACATCCTATTGTGGTTCTCTCGGAGGTTCAAATTTAGATTTCTGAATCCTAGTCCGAAAGAACCCGTCATACTTAGGATATTTCTTCATAAATCGTCGCGCATAAAAAGGGCGATGATTGTTTCCTATCTTAAATTCTGTAATACCGTCACCGCCTACGTTGCCAACATCCCATCTTATACGTTCAAAGATGCCGTTCACTGAATAATGTTTGAAGCCCCTTTCGATTCGGTCAAAGGTAAACGTAACAAAAAGATCCCAAACTTCAGGGTGTTTCTCATGAAACTCCCTGACTTGCCTTCTCATTTCTTGATGTCTTGTTTCTTCCATTTCTCCTCCTTCCAGAACACTTTAAGCCGCTTGTCATACACCATAAGAAAACGATGCTTTCGTGATCTATCTTTCCACTCACCCTCCCGACCCTTAATTGAACCACGCTGATGCTTGATCATTCTTTTACCAGAAAAAATATCCAACTGGTCATCAACAATCCAGAAATCTTTTTTTGGTGCAGTCAGTCCGAAGTAACGAAAATTACAGGCCGCATAGATTGTTCCATCATGGTAGTCAGCGTCAGCGTAACTCAGGATTGCCCGCACAGATTCTTTTGCTCTCAACTGTTTAATAGCACGGGAGACAAACCAGCTTGCCAAGTTGTGTTGTTCTGATTGATGTTTCGGATGAAGAACCAGTCTGGACAATTCCCAGAAACCAACCTGATCATTTCGATCAAGTCCAAACGCACCTTGAACGATCTCAGGGACAGGAAAGCCTGTGAAAACACAGGCTCCTACCAGATGATTATCGTGCCATAACCCGATGTTTGCTCCGCTCTTGTATCCTCCGCTTTTGCGATGAAGGTAGTGATAAGAGTAGAGAAGCTCATTAAGTAGAACCTTTGGAGCAACATCGAGTCGGTAAGCCCTTTTCGTCAAAACGTCAGAAAGGGATGTCATCCTCGTCAAGAGTCGTTTCATGCTTAGGCTCTGGCTTTGGTTTAGGTTTTTCTACTGGCTTTATTTCAGTAGAGAACGAGATGTATTCATTGCCGCTGTTCTTCGCCACTCTATTCCAAGCAGCTAAATCAATACGCATTTCAAAGTCAGGGTCAGGGTCATTTTGATTCCCCTTGGCTCTGTTTAAAAGCTCTCGCAACTGATTGGGCGAAACAACAACATGACCTCGCCAGTCTGGATGATTGTCTTTTTCCTTCCTGTTCTGCCACATAGCACCTTCTGATTTTAGTTTGTCATAGTCCATATTACTTCTCCTTCTTCTCGTTAAGTTCAAGTTTTCGTGCGGTAAATCCGCTCTTTAGTTTTTCATACACCTTGGGGTATTCTGTTTTTATTTCATCAATGATCGCTTTGTTGGCTGTCCAATTTGCCACCAAATCGTCATTTGTTTTATTGAATGTTTTAATTACTTCAAGCATATTATTCGTTAAATCCAACGCCTCGTCCTCAGATAATTTTTTTTCTTCGGATGGAACTTTTTCGGGTTTTGATTGTATATTTTCAAAATCGCCCTTCTCATTAACTAGTTGAGAGGAAGGATCTGATTCTTCGTGCTTGGGTTCCGACTTTGGCTTAGACTTTTTTGATGCACCCCCTTCTGCATTTACAGGTTCGGGTGTGTCGATATCGTCAAGATCAATGTCATCCAGATCAACATCATCAAAAGCGGCTTTGTTGTTCATGGCGTTGTCCATTTCAAAAGAAGAGGCATATTCGCCACCTGTCAACCCAGCCGCGCTTAGTGCGACCAATCGCGGAGGTGCAACAGTTTTCAAGCGCAGAAGTCTTGTTAACAGGGCCAGAACCACGGTACTCTTCAGCGAAATCGTTAGATATCTCTCTCCACTTCTGATCAGACCAGACCGACACAATAGCTTTCACCATGCACTGGCTCTTATCCCTCTGCATTATAACGGTCTGGATTCGCCCTTCACTGCCAAGGTGCTTACGGAATATCTGCACTCGCGTATGCACCATGACGTAGTGCTTCCCTTTACGCATCTCTTGTTTGTCAGAATCTGTCAGAGCCTCGCATTCTTTTATTGCATCAAGCAATTTATCTTCGCTTTTCTTTGTCATAGTTATCTCCTATTTTGTGATGAAAACGGATCGGTTTGAAAACCGTCCAGTGAATTACGCATTTTGGTTGCGTTAACCCCGTAATAGTGAAACATCTTTTTCTCGATTAGATTGACAAGCTCAATGGGAGCTAGACTGTCAAACAACTGAAACTTCATGGTGACAATCGCACCCTTGTTCCACTCAAATCTTATTTCATCCCCGACTAGCTTTGCCTGTAAATCAGGAATACTGGTGATCGACCAAATGCCAACCATTTTGCTGTATATCTTTTCGTCATTTTGCAGCACGTTCAAGCTCCCCCAAAAATTGATCACAAAACGGAGCCACCTTGCACCAGTTCTGCTGGCAACGAGTTGCCGTTCCGCTTCTAGTTCTAATGAAGACTTTTTCGTCCCGATTTTTCTTGTATGTCCTTGCCTCTCTGGCAAATCGTTTTGCATCATCTTTGTTGTCAAAAACACGCAAAGCCCTCTGACTACTTGTTTTGTGAATAGCCCAAGAGTCGGGTTTTCTCCAACGCTCCTCGTCAGAACAGAGCGGCAATGGGTCACCGCATAAGAAAGCAAACTCAGCTTCTTGATGGAGTTTAATTCTTTGATCCATGTAAGCATCTTGGTTGATGTCAGAGGCAAGAGGAATGTCAATTATTTCGATTGGCGATTGTGGATAGTTTCCACCTTTTTTTGCATCGTTTGCTTTCCAGTCCCGCATGATTGCAATAATTCTTAACTGCTTAACAGCATCACCCGTGGCGTGTCTGACCAACCAAGCGTAAGCATTAAGTTGATGATGCCAAGACTTCTTGGAATAAATGACAGACCATACAGAAGTCACTTTATAGTCAGAAATGATACGACCCTCTGGCGTAATCTCTTGCAGATCGATTGCGCCCGATATAACCCAGTCGTTTGATTTAACGTAGAGACGTTCTTCAGTGATGAGGTTTTCTTTTGACTCGACAGCATCTTCAAACATATTGTGGACAGATGTCCCGAAACGTGTCCAGAGAAACTCCACAGCGTCTTTATCAATATCGTCCTCATGCTCAGTAAACAGCACACCGATGCGAGGCGCATCGATTAGCTGGGTAACTGACCTGTTAGAGTTGCCTTTGCTGTAGGTGTCTGTTGTTAAAGCGTCAACAATCAGAGATGGTAAGTTGTGATCATTCGTTATGTTCATCGTTACCCTCATTTTGAAAATCAATAGAAAGCATTCCAAGCTCTTCTTTGAGAGCTTCTAGCAACCGTTCATCACTCAAAGTCTGATGAATTTTCCATTCTGTAGACTCTGACTCCGATAATGATTTCTGCATCAATGTCTTTCTCCAATCGGACGGAAAACTGTTTTTCAGCGTGATCACGCTTCAATTGAACTCTTGCAATCAACGCTCTCAACGCTCCAATTCGACGCTTCGCTGTTTCCGTAGTCGCTTCGATCACAAAACTCGACCCAATCTTCATAGTTTCGACAGCTTTCCTCGCGCCCTTGGGGAGCTTCTGTCCCTTCCCGTAACGGTTGTCGGACGGCAGTGGAATATCTTCCTGTATGATGATACTCATTGTTTTCTTGCTCCTGTTTGTCTAACATAAGTTGTCCTATTTTACTCATTTCGTATTGCTCGTCGATAATGAACGGTTTATAGTGTACCATGCATAATCAAAAAAGAACAATATTGTTTGAAATTTTAGGTGAGCCAGCATCAAAGGCCAACTCACGGCAACTTGTAACAATAAAAAACAGACCTGCTTTTATTAAAAGCAAAAAGGCAAGAGAGTATCTAAAGATGTTTACATCTCAATGTCCAAAACTACCTAAGCTCCTTGAAGGTGACCTCAAGGTAGAGGCCACTATTTATTATAAGACCAGAAGACCCGATCTGGATGAATCAGTGATTCTGGATGCAATGGAGACGTTAATTTATGGCAACGACAGACAAGTTAAAGAAAAGCACATTAAGTGGGGTCTTGACCGTGAGAATCCCAGATCAACAATTAAAGTTAGCCAAATCAGTAGTGTCCCAGACAGTACGGGATCTGTGTGATTCCGATCCGCAAGTGGTTTGGGATGCGGCTTTTTTCTTTACTCAAGACCAGCACGTTATGTGGTGCAAGGCAATCAAGATAAATGAGGACGCAATAAAGGAGGCTGTAAGCTGTATTTTGAGAGAGACGGGTGCAAGGCGAAAGCGAATGACAAACGATCTTGTTGCCCGACTTAAATCTAACCAAGAGGAGACTAACAATGCTTGAAAAGTATCATTTCGATCACATACATGAAGACTGCCGTATCAAATGCCCTGACTGTTCTGATCAGCGCAAAAACAAAACTGCCAAAACTCTTTCAGTTACCCGACAGGGTAACGAATATCTTTATTACTGCCATCATTGTCATTTAAGCGGTAAGCACATTAAAAAACAGGACATCATTCAGCCCAATGTCAGGGCGATATCTGTTCCACAGACATTTGATGAAAGCAAAGTGTCAAGGTTTCTGCGAGACAGAAGCATTAATCCTGAACAGGTTAATAAATATCCTGTGATATCAGGAAAGAAGTTTTTTAACGGTTGCGGAGAGGTTGACTCAATTGGCTTTGTGTATGGCGACAAGGAAGCCGTTAAGTGGAGAAGTATAGAAGGTAAGCACTTCACACAAGATGGAGCCGCAAGAACATTCTGGAGAATAGAGGACGTAGACGATTCTGAAATAATTGTTATCGTTGAAGGCGAAGCGGATTGTCTTGCAACTGCGTGTGCTGGCGTTAACAATGTGGTGAGTGTGCCTAATGGTGCGCCTGTGAAAGTATCTGCTAGAACAATCGATCCAGAAGAAGACGTAAAGTTTCATTATGTCTGGGAAGCCAGAACCACGCTTGAACAAAAACAAAAGGTGATACTCGCTTGTGATAATGACCGTGCTGGCTTTGCTTTACAGGAAGAACTGGCACGGAGGATTGGTAGAGCCAAGTGCTGGACAATAGAGTATCCAGAGGGATGTAAAGATCCAAACGATATCCTGATCCAGAAAGGCGAAGAAGAACTCAAACGTATTTTTGATAATGCACAACCTGTCCCTTTGGAGGGAGTGTATTCTGCGAACGAATATTCGCTTGATATAGAACACCTATATAAAGAGGGAATGGTGGGTGGCGTTTCGACAGGTTTGTCCACGCTGGATAATTTGTTCACCGTTGTTCCTGACCAGTTAACAATAATCACAGGGATTCCCGGCAGCGGAAAATCTGAATTCGTTGATCAGCTTATGGTGAATCTTGCAAAACGTGAAAAATGGAAGTTCGCTGTGGCAAGTTTTGAGAATCCTCCTCCACTGCACATCGCAAAGCTATGTGAAAAGTACGTCAAGAAACCGTTCTTTGATGGCAACCAAGAAAGAATGACAGAGGAAGAAAGAGAGGAAGCTGGCAAATGGGTAAACGAACACTTTCTTTTTCTTGAGCAAAGAGGCGGTGACACGGCAACTATAGAAAGCATTCTTGACAGGGCAAAACAAGCCGTTATGCGGCTTGGTGTCAGAGGACTGGTCATTGATCCCTATAACTATATAGCACAGTCTAGCGGAACAGAAAGCGAACACAAAGGCATCAACGATATGCTGACAAGACTTGTGACGTTTGCCAGAGCGCATAAGGTACATATCTGGTTTGTCGCACACCCTGCCAAGATGATGACAAACAGCGATGGTTCTACACCTGTGCCAAAGGGAATGAATATAAGCGGTTCTGCTGCGTTCTTTGCTAAAGCTGACCTTGGTATCACCGTTCACCTAGATAGCGAAAAGAACGTGGAAATACACTGCTGGAAAGCACGTTTCAAATGGGTAGGCAAGACTGGCTACGTCAATTTAGATTTTGATATACCAACAGGTACTTACAGTGACATCGAGTATCCTGACTTTGATCCTGATGTAAGCGAAAACAAAACTAAAAACTTTACGGAGGTGGACGATGACTGGGACTTCTGAAATACAAGTAAACGATTTAGGGACAACTGAGCTTCACAAACAACATAGGGTGCAGCTAGAGCCATCTGACGGTGCTTTCCTGAGAGGAAGGGTTGTTGATCAGATATACATTGACAAGTTGCTTTTAAGTAATGATTTAAGTATGCAACAACATGCTACAGCCGAATGGTTTTTAAATCAGGCTGTCAAAGCAAATGTGTATGTAACGACACCTAACTTTTCCTTGGGTTTTGGTGGCAAGAAGAATAGCAACTACACTAATCACTTGTTAGCATTGAGCAGAACCATGCGAAAGGTTTATAAAAAGTTTGGCGCAGAAGGGGGACGGATTTTGTTCCAGACTATTGTTGACAACTTAAATATTAAAAGCGAAAGCAAAATGAAACTGTTTAAAAACATTCTTGATTACTTAGGGAGAACAAATGGAAAGGGCGACTCCGTTCAGACTGGAAATACTTTACAAAGGGACAAAGCACAAAAAGCTGTCGAATAAGATTGTCACTTTACAACAGATACTTGATCTTGAACCTGACCTTGATGAAACGGTTTTCAGAGAAAGATGTTGGAAGATTTGGGAAGCAGGGAGGCTTCCCAGACAAGGCGTTATTATTACTGATCAGACGTTAAAAACTAATGATCCATATGTCAGCAAGTTGCAGAGAACTGAAAAGAAAACGGAAGCGTTTAGTAACAAATGGCTCAAGACACGTTTAGTGCCTGTCCATTAACGACTCTCCGTTAATCGTTATTTCTTCTTGCAGGTCTGTTATATCGAGCAGAATCTCAAGGAACTTTATAGCTGACTCAACGTCCCTTGGAGAGAACTGTTCTCTTAACGCTACCTGTACCGTCTCTGTAGAAATACCAAAGTCAGTCATTCTGATCTCTATATAAATTAAAGGCTTGTGTTGCATCAGCGTCCACAAAGTTTTTGAGGACGTTAATCTGTCTCAAATATTGCTGTTTAGATTCGTCTATCTCCCTTACCTCTTTTGCTTTTTGCTCTGCGGTCTTTCTGGTGTCCTGTTCGATAGCTTCTCTGGTGTCTCTGTACAGCTTCATTTGTTTATCGTAGTAACGGAAGTCCGATGCTAGACCTTGCAGATGCTCTCGTCCTTGCAGATATTTTTGCAGTTTTTCCATGTCGCCCTTACTGATTAACTCGTTAACAGTACCTTGGAACCGATTGACTTCCTGTCTCATCTCGTAAAAATCTTCTTGCAAACCTGCTCCAAACTCACGGCCTAATACTCGCTTGATCATAGGTATCTGATCCATCGGCATCGCTGGTCTTACAGCGGCATCTTCTCCAGCCACCGCTGGACTACGCATAGCTGCGTCAACAGCAAGCAAACCGTAAGATCCAATCGTGCCAAGATAACCATGAAGCATATGATCAATTTTAAGTGGTGATATATTTGTATTTTCGCCTATGAATTTAGCCAACTCATTGGTTGACATTCTGCTACGCAAACCACGTTCCAGACTGTTGTCTGTCATGTAGATGCTCTCTATTGGGCGACCAGTAAAGAAGTCATAGTTCAATGTTGCTTCGATGATTGGTGCTACCGCTTGCACCCCAAGAGGGTTAATCGCCAGTGTTGATGTGACATTCCTGATGCCAGAATCAACAAGCTCTCTTTGACTGGTGCTACCAAAATTATAATCAAGGATTCTTTCGGGTAGCGTTTTAAATACCAGACCGACTTCAAAAGGAATCGGTATTAACAAGGGATGTTTGTCACTAAACGGGTTTGGTAATATCCAGTTGTTGTCTTTTACAAACTCGGACTGTTCTTTGTATTGCTCGTCATCACTTACCATCGACCAGTACAAAGCTGTCAGAGACGCAAGAGTTAATCCTCGCATGGCAAGCTGGCTTCTGCGAGCCAGCACACCCTGATCTGTTTGGGTTGTGTAATAGCCTTTACCAGCCCTGTAAAGAACATCTAAACCTTGAAAGCGAGCGTTGAGAAAAGGTATCGCTGCTGTAATGGTTTTGGCTAACGCACTAGAACCTCTGCGCGAGAAGTTGATCACCTCAAGAGCTTGAAACGCTGCTTCAGCTTCGTTGCCCGTTTTTGCCAACACATCGTCATACACCGCTTTTCTTGTTGCAGCATCTGACTTCGTTGTTTGTCTGCCAAGGAAGTCCCATAAATTGACGAATTGTGTCACAGGGTTCTGTCTTTTCTTTGCTTCTTTCTGGAATTGTTTGAAGATATCTTTTGAATCTACTCCGATATCATAACCACCAACAACCCCATACTTCTCTAATGTTTCTGCACCAGAGTTAAAGTTCTTGAGAGTATCTATAACAGGTATAAAAGATGACCCACTGGTTGCAAAAGTTGATAACGTATCTCGCATCATGTTGACCATCATGAAGCCCGGGTCTCTTGTTATTAACTCCCTAAGAACACCAGAGAACCCGCCAAGCACGTTCGTCAGTAATCCTGTTGCACCGTCACCAAACGCTTGCAACGATTCATAAAGAAGAGGATCAGCAATTTCGTATTCCCTGTTTTTGCCTTTTACCTTGAACTTAACAACATTGGTTGCTGGCTGTCCTTTCCTGACCTCCCTAGCCATACCAAGATTTATCTGATCTCTTACAATGCGTTGTTGGGCAACATTCTTCATGCCCATATCAATTGCTGCACTAAAGTTTCTAACGATTGATTCAAGCAATGGTACAGTTACTTGTTTGTCGCTACCTTTATAAGCCTTCATGGTAGCTGCTGAGGTCATACCTTTGAATACTGATGGGTAAGGACTGGCTGCATCAGGGTCTTCTGCTTGCCTGTAGAAAGGTACATAAGCTGACTCTTGCCAAACGCTCCGCATTTCAGGTGCTAGTACACCTGTATCAACAAGAAAGTCGATGGTCTTGTTGTTGTACTGCGTCCATGCCTCATACCATTCTTCTACAATCGGTCTGCCTGTTTCTCGATTGATGTATTTGTTGATTTCTGGTTGTAGGTTTGCCAGAGTATCTTCTGTTGCTGGGGTAGGTTTACCTTGTTGTCTTAAAACCTCAGATCGTTTGGCAATCGCAAGAGCCTGTGCTAGTTTTTCCAGATCCACGTTGTATTCATTATTCATCAGCGGATTCATGATCTCAATCAAACCGCGATATTGCCTTCCGTTACTGTCAACAAAAGGCACTATCTTAACAACGCCATTTACGTAAACTGGATAACCGCCCTTCAAACCTGCTGCTGTTAATGCTGTTGACTTGTCAGCCATAATAGCCGCTGCAAACGCAGAACTGTCAGCCAACTGGTTCCTGAAGTTTTGATTCTTAATATCTTCAAGTCGGGTGTATTTGTTTATAAGAGCGGCTCGCAACCTAGTCAACATCGCTCCGATTTTAGACTGATCGGTTGCCTCTAGATAAGTCTCAAACGGTGTTTGATTCGGGATTGGTGCATCAACCAGCTTGTCAAGCTCTGATCTTGCCTCTGGATTGTACTCAGGTTGCCTCGCCCTAGAGTACATCAATCGATCCCGTGGCTTAGAGCCTTCTTCTGGGTTTCTTGCTATATATTGTGATCTGGGATCAGCCTTGACACTATAAAAAGGCACTTCGCCAGTAGGAATATTCTCCACCTCAGCAATGTTGTCTTGCACCGCTTTATCAATAGCCCCTTGAGGGATTTGCGTTATCTGTTCTCTTGGCTTTGAATCTTTTGACAGGAACTCTTGTGCGCCTTGCTTACCAGTTAAGGCAGCAATATTTCTAGCGACTATTCCTTGTGTAGCAGATGCATCTATTGGCTCGTCTAATTTACGAGGATCAATCATTTCATAAAGATGTTTTGTCTGGCCTTGTTTTATATCAAACTTACTGTTCTCAGGAACAAGATGTAACTCTCTTGATGCGTCAAACTCTGCCTCGCCAACAACTTGCGGTTCTCCGACAATAGCATCACCTACCAACCTTGCCTTTTGTCCACGCCTTGTCTCAACAATTCCAACACGCTTGCCTACATAAGGTCTTAGGCTATCTGTGTCTCTACTCTCAAACTGTTTCTGACCTGTAACAATCAAATCGGCATAGTTTATGTTGCCATCAGTGGCAACATTGATGCCCATTTCTATGTCCTCTAATTCTGAGAGGTCTCTTTGGGCTTGACTTTCATCCCTTTGTCTTGCAAAAAGTTCATCAAGTTTTTCTTTATTTCTTCTCGCTCCATTCGCGGCTTGATCGTCATAAACTCCGCTTTCTTTGAGTTGCCTGATGCCTTCATCGGTTCTAACCTCTTCAAAAGTTTCTAAATTAAATACAGCTTCTTGATTTCCAGCGTCTGCAATATACAGTGCTTCGTCAACAGTGTCTACCGTAATTGATGCGTCTAGATAAAACAATCCGTCTTCTGTGTTAAACCAACCACCAACATAAACATCTCGATCAATTGCATCTGCCATCCTTTTCAAGTTGTCTACGGTTTGATCTATCAGTTCTTCTGTCAACTCGTCAGGAGAAACCTTAATTTCTAAGCTCTTTACAGGAGCCACCGCTACCCCAGTCGTGATTGGCTGGATGCTCCTTGGATCAACCGTAAATCCATCAGGGTTTTCTTTGACATATGCGATTAGATTGCTTGCCTGAGAATCACGCCTGCTATATTGCAAACGATCTCTTGGTACTACTTCTTCTGTTGTTTGTCTTTGCGGCTGTACTTGTTGATCAATCGCTGCATCGCCTTGTTCCCTGCGACGATTGCGTTTTTCTCTAAGTTTGTTGAGGTATTTTTCGGTGAGTTCTGATTGCGTTTCATTGGTGCTTGCTCCTGAGTAACCAGCTTGCCTTGCTGCGTCAATCATGTAAAACCAGCGCATAGCCTGTAACGTGGCTGGGTCTGTTTTGATTCCTGTTTGCTTTTCGTACTCTTCTTTAAACATCGTAGAAAAGTCTTGGAAAAGAACGTCTTCTTCTACTGTTTTTGGAATGCCTGTGCGCTGTTCAAACAAGCCTTCAAAGTAGCTCCTAACAAACCTTGATTCCCAAACATCGATAGTAGTGTAGCTTCTGTCACCCGTTAGGTTTAAAGTATAAGCACCTACTTTTTTACCAAAGATGAACATTCTAGGAATTAGTTCTCTTTGACCAGTGCTTTCCTGAACAAGTGATTTAATTGCATTAACATCTTTGATTGAACTTTTATAGCCCATTTCTCGATTGAACTTGTTTAGTTCTTTTATTGTGACTCCTTCTCTAAGAAAATCTAAGGTTGCTTGCACAGGGTTTGCTTTATCACTATTTTCTTTAATCAGCCTGTCAATAACTTTTACAGATCGTGCTTTTGTTGGGCCTGTTGTACCAGATATATTAAATGGAGAGTCTTTTATAACTGGGTTACCTTTTTTGCTAAGACCCATAGTAATTGCATCAAGATTGCCTTGCTGCTTGTATAGATTAAATAGATTTACAGCATCACCAATATTGCTCGGCAACTTCGTCGCAGGTGAAGTTAGTCCAGAATAAAACTGATACAGCAACAGATCGTCATTTGTAACATCTCCATAATAATCTTGAAGGGATTGCATCACTGCACTCATATCAGCATTATAATAATCTGCATATTTTGGATTCTCTTTAACGAATCCACTAATGTCTCGCAAAGCTCTCTTGGAAGCAGTCCTTATCTTGTCTTTTGTAACCGTACCGCCTACTGAACGTATCAGGTTAGGCCAAAACACGTTAAAAAACTCTTCCTCCACAGCAGTGTTATAGTCTGCAAAGTCCCTATTGGCTAGTTGTATCGCGCTTTGTATAGGTGAGGCGGCTCTGCTCCGTGCATACCGCAGTTCACTTAGAGGTCTAGTGCCTGTCTCAACCTCGACAACATCTTCAGGCGTAATAATCTCAAAATCGCCAAGTGTTTGACCCTTACCTTTTGTTCCAACTGGTGCTGTCCCTCTGTCTTCTCTTTCGTCTGCACCTGTTGCACCCCTGCCAGTAACACCCCGTAACGCTTGATCGCGTTTTAAGTCTGTAAGAACAAGGTCTCTAACGTCACCGACATCTCTCGTCTCAGCGTATGACTTTCTTCGCCCTATTTCACCACCCTCTATTCTTCCAATCAGGGCATCAAAAGAATCAAAACCAAGGCCGTTAATAGCGTTTTTAAGGCTCGTCATAAACCTTAATATTCTGTTGAGCAAGGCTTTTGGCTTTCCAACAACTTTTCTCTGATCAGCGCGAGCATCCCTAGTCAGTTCGGCAATAGCCTCTTCGACCTGCACTACTGGGCCTTTGTCTCTATAAAGTCTTTCAGCGGCTTGCAGGTAAGTTTCACCATTAGCATTGGTTTGCTTGGTAACCTGATCAACCAGTATCTGATATTCTTGCTCAGTAAATAAATCAAGCCTACGCATAGCATGTAGCATCTCATGGTCAAGTAGACTTGCCATTGCATCTTCTTGCTCTTGAGGCGACATCTTTTCAAAGCCTCTTATCCGATCAATACCAAACATAATAGTGCTGGTATCGGAATCAAAGACCGCGTCTGCTGTAGGATCAACTGGTTGGGCATCGATAAGGCTTTTTGTAGCGGGATCGTATTGTTTGCCAAATATCAATCTTCCATCGGGTGTTTTGACAGCCCGTTCAAGTGACTCTTCTATACTCACGCCAATATTTTTCAAACCAAATTTGTCAAGCCGGGAGCGTAACGCTGTTCTTAACTTGTTAAGAGCAGTGGAAACCTCTGCCGGGGCAACTTGTTCGACTGCAACGGGAGCAGGTAAAAACAATGCTTCTTGTTCGGTTACTGGTTTGGTGTTACGAGATGCTTCCTCCATTGTAAACAGAGGAATCTTTGTTGGACGGTTAAATCTGGGAAGTGATGCAAGTTTCTTGGTGACAAGTCTAAACTCGCCTTTTGAGAGGTCTTTAAGATAAAATGGTGGCTTTCGCCCTATCGCATTTTGAACATATACCTGAAGCTCTGGAGATCCATATGAATTTGTTACATTCTTACCAAGACTGCTTTGCCTTTTAGCCGAACCATCTGGATTTTTTTGAATTCTACCTTGCAGTCCCCCTCCAAGTTGCTCACGAACTGGAGGCCCAAGGAGGATATTTTCTATAAGAATATTTCTATCTTCGTTTGTCGTTGCAGAGTCTGCCTCTTTAAACAAATAACTACGATCAGCATTTAGTTGATCTGCAAAGGCTTGTGCGTCAGCTTTGTTAGCTGCCGCTTCATCTTCTCTTTGCTTGTCTCTTTTTGTTTTTAAAGTGCCAGTATCAGTAACAGGCTTGCCTTTGTTTTTTCCCTTGGTAATAATAAACGGAGTTTTGGCTTTGATTTCAGGTCTTGCTCTATCAAAGTTTGTTGCTGCTATTTCTTCTGGGGTAGGCGGTATTATATTCCCTGTGCTGTCAAACTTGACAGGCGCATCAAACGGGTTTCCTACTGGCTCACCTGATCGATTAAACCCTTGCACCTTGTAAGGAGTGTAATCTCTGTCGCTAAGTTTTTCGGGGTCTGCTGTAGGCTTTAAACCACCAATAACCTGATAAGTAATGTCTTCTTCTGCTGATATGGATACTTCCCCAAGATCACTGTCTGGGAAGGCTGCTTTAATTTCTTCTACACTAAACGCATTCTTGTCTTGGGCGTTAGGGTCTTTCTCTCGTCTCTTCTTGTTTATCTGTTGCGAGGCAGTCAGTGTCGCTTCAGCATCAATCGCTTCCTGAGACGTTAAGTTTTCCTGATAACCTTTCGATATATCGGTTGTATTGAATACTGAGTCAACCCTTGTTCTGGGTATCAGGCCGACCTTCGGATTCATCGCAGCCCTGCCCCATGCAGCTAAGGTGTTTACCCTTGGCTGGTCTAACTCTGTCTCGTTGTTCCGTATAATCCGACTGATCTGACTGTTAATAGCCCTGTCTTGTCTTTTTTCCTCCAGAATGCCGACAAGTTGACCAGCCTGATTAGGCGTTGCGAGTTCCTGTGACACGGGAATTATCTCTGACCCATCTTGTGGGTCATAAAACACTTGGGTTCCCTGACCTACACCGCGAGTAAATTGCCCAGATTTAGGGAACTTTCTCTGACTGTTGAGATTGGCTTGAATTTGATTGCCATAATCGTTAAGAGCTTCTGCTTCGTTAGCAATGTTTCTTGGGCCAACCGTTGTGCCAGCACTGCTGGCTAGAGCTAAGTCGTTCCAGTTCTCTAACTGAAGCTGAGAGGGGATAATAGTGGGTTCGTTTAACTGTAATGATCTGGCAAGGTTCTGTACCGACTCTGCTGCCGCCAGTCCTTCCTGTTCTGCTGTTTCAAACTCTGCTACATTTTGTTCAATTTCTGCTATTTCTTGTGCTTCTTTATCACGCAAGCCTTTCTCATACTCACGCTCTGCGTCATTGGCAAACCTGTTCCTCTTATTTCCTATGCTGTTAAGGAGAAGGTCAACTGCAAAACCACTGGCCCCGCCAATCGTGAATTCATCCGATGTGAGTATACCTTTAGCCGACATGTCTGATGGAAGGTTTTCGTTATAAACACCACGCTCAATTGCATCTTGAGCAATATTAGCAAGAACTTCCTGAGTACCTTCTTCAAGACCTGACCGTAAAGCCGATCCAAGTCTCCTTTTAATTTCCTGTATAAAATCATCGCCTGCTTTTGTTTTGTCTATTCTGCCTAGCAAACTAGCAACAGATGCTAATTCAAACGTCCCGACAAAACCACCACCAAGAATCGCTAAATCCTCTTGACCTTCGGTGACATCAATGCCCTGCTCTCTAGCTGATTCTATTCTTTGAGCTTGCTCACCAGCACCTACACCTATTGCTAATGGAAACGCAGTCCCTCTAGTCGCGGCTGTATAAGCCTTGCCTGAAAGACCAACACCTTTCGCTACACCAGCGGGTGTAAAGAACGAAGCAAACGATCCTAGACCTTCTCCGAACTTTGTAAGCCATGTATCCTGATAAGCTCTATCTGCGCCTATAGCGTCCTGTATGGACTCCTGTCCAGACCTTGCAGCCTTGACAAGGGCATTCTCATCGCCACTATCTATAAGGTCTTCATAACCCAGTGCGTTTGTGCCAGCATCTGCTAACTCTGCAAGACCTTCTGCGGCTGTCAGAAAAGAACCGCCAAAGCCACGACCCACCCCTTTGATTGTTTCAAAGGCTTGACCTGTTGCAGTTCTTTGATCGGCAAAGGGATCGGGTTCTGGTTCTGGTTCTGGCTGTGCTTCTACCTGAAGAGTTCCTTCGTTTGCCAAGAAATCCCTGACGGACTCGTCCATAAATTCATCTGAAGCTGCATCGTCAAACTCTATTAAACGACCATCAGAAAGTTGAGCGTATTTAGCCATAGTAAATTTACTGTCGCATACCAGTTGCTGAATCATATCTTGCAGCAATTTGACCAGTTGTGGCAGGGTTACTGCTCAAGCCGCTCCTCTGTCTAGCTATTCTTTCAACCATGCCATCTAAGTTATTTGACGCTCCGTGACCAAACTCTTTTAAAATACTCGCTTGCCCATCAAGAATGCTCTTGATAGTTGAGTATTTTTCTTCGGGTGACATTGTTCTATAGCCTACATTGACTTTAAGCTGTTGATCTAAACTGCTAGTTAAAAAAGACAGAGCGTTATTGTTCGCTGATTGTTCGTTTTGTCTTTGTGTCGCCTGAATACGTTCCCTAGTTTGTTCCAAAGCTAACGCATCAGACACTTTTTTACCAGCATAATACTCAGTAGTTTGATTAAGCCTCTGCATAGCGATTGCTTTATCTGATGCGGCATCTTCTCTTTTAATAGCACGATCCAGACCTTTCTCTGCTCTTTCGATTTCTTTTTGTTGGTAAGACGCAGCTACGTTAGCTGCTTGCTGTAAACCACCAGCGGTATCACCCTTAGCAATACCTGCTCCCAGACTTGCTAACATTAAGGCGTTACGCATCTTGTCGTTCTTTTCTCCACCAAGCAGATCAGCGTACTGTTTGGCGGCTATAGAAACAGGATCTGTTTTTGCAGCATCCGCAACAGTTGGGCCAGTAACAACTGTGGTGTCAGTATTAGCACCTATGTCATCAAGCGTTTGTACTGCTCTTTTTACTGGATCGTCAACGACTGTTGGAGCTTCAAAGTCTGTAGCAGTTTTGTCAATTTGATTGGGTTGGATCTGAGCTAATAGTTCCGCACTTGATTCATTTTGAAGATTTCTTGCATTTTCAATATTGTTCCTAGCGTTTGAAAGAATTTGTGCGCTGGTTAATCCAGCAGCGGTATCATCGCCTCTAGGCGTGTCAGAGGTTCCTGCGAAAGTTATTCCATCCAGAGGGTTTAAAACATCACTGACTTGAACTGGACGACCTGCGCTTCGACCTGTTCTTAAATTTGGGTCAGAACCAAAAGCAGCAACATATGACTCTCCAAAATCACCTAAAGGTGAATCGTCCATCCTTCTTTGTCTCCGAGAGGGTTGGGTAGGATCATTTTCAGGGAAACCAAGACCCGATAATACATCGACTACTTTTTGATCCGTTGTGCCTAGATTAACATTACCACCTAGCAAAGCAGCAGCTAGAGGATTTTTGTTATCAGGGTCAACCAAACCCGTAAAAGGATCTTCATTATAAAATTGCGATATCATGTTTCTTGCACCGCTTGGTTGATCCGTGGCCTCCCTTTGTAAATTAAGGCTTCGGATGCCCCGTTCTATAGGCGTTTGTGGTCTTCCTGTAGCGTAGGCATCTGCTGGCAAATCAAAACGAGTGATTTGATCCCTTGACATTACATCTCTTAAACCTCGCTCTATAGGTGTGTCTGTTCTTCCTGTAGCATAAGCATCTGGAGGCAAGTCAAAGCGAGTGGTTTGATCCCTTGATATTACATCTCCTAAGTTTGCTAACGCTGCCCTATTACTTTCAGCCATGCTTGGAGGCACAGGGCCAAGGTCTTCTTGTCTATATGATTCAAAAATAGGCAAACCTATACCGACATCAAGACCACGATTATAGTCAACAAATTCTGCTTCTGTTGTAGGATCTATTTGCTCTGGAAGACCAAATCGATTGAGCCGAAGATTTCTCCTAAGTCTACCTGCCATTTGAGGGAATCCAATCCCACCCCCGTTAGAATACTTTGCAGTGAAAGGTGTTCTTCCTCCGCTTGAAGCCATCATCGTTGGTTGAACAGCACCAATACCTTCCTGTACAACCTGTTCTGCAACAGACATGTTTTGTTGAGGCTGGTTAGCGTCAAAACGCTTTCGCATATCGGTGCGTCTTTGTATTTCGGAAACAACAAGAAACTGGGGAACCTGACCACTAGGCATTCTTGCTTCTCTTTGCAAAGCATCGTCTGGCAAACCCTTGATGATATCTTCTTGCTCAATTATGTTCATGTTAACCTCTTAATAATTAGGTCAGTGCGTTATACAATCCCACGCCACCAATTCCAGCACCAAGGAGTTGCTGGGCTGAAGAAGGTCTAGGCCCAAAACTTGCTTGGGTAGAACCGGGCTGAACAGGTAAACCCTGCAAAATATTACTGAAGAAAGCAAGCTGTTCCTGACCAAATGCTTGCTGTCTCAGGAAGTCCTCGTAACCCATGTCAAGAGACCTTTGATCAAGGTCTCGATAGTTTTGACCAGCCGCTTGCAGGTTACGCAGTCTCTCAAAGTCCATCCTCTGGTCTTGACCGCCAAGATTACCTAACTGCTGGGAAGCAGAAAGAATCTGATCCCTAGCCGCCCTGTTTTCTCCCAAAGCTCCCATAGCAAGATTAGCTTGGTTCAACATGTACTGGTTGTTTAACGCCCTTGCTTCCATTCTAGCTGCATTTTCTGCCTGATTGACACGTTCCTGTATCTCTTGAGCATTAAGGCCAAGAGAAGCCGCTTGCTGCCTAGCTGATTCACTAGCTTGGAAAACTGCCCTGTCTTCTTGTTGCTGTGCAAGCCTTGCTTGTTCATTTGCTTGGAACCGACCAAGACCAAGCTGGTCTTGAGCTTGTCTAAGCTGCTCATTTTGTGCAAATGTAGATTGTTGGAATTGTTCCAAGGCACGGTTAGCAGCATCTTGTTGTTGTTGAACCGTCATGCCCATCTGTGCTGCTTGTTGTCGAGCCTGTTCACTAAACTCAAAAGCACGTTGATCAAACTGTTCTGCTTGCTGTCTGCCTCTGTCAGTCATTTCAAACGCTGACTGAGCAAATTGTTCTTCTGCTCTTCTTGAAGCATCTTCCTGTTCTTGGGCTGACATGCCCAGCCTTGCAGCTTGTTGTTTAGCATCCTCACCTGCACGGAAAGTGTCCACAGCAAGTTGCTGTTGCGCTCTTCTGGCATCTTCGCTAGTAACAAACGCCTGCTGTCTTAACTGCTCTTCCTGAACTCTTGCGCCACGATCCGCTTCATAAGCTGCCAGAGCCTGCTCATAAGCCCTCTGACCGCCTGTCGCTTGAATGTCTGCAAGTTGTTGCTGGATGTTTTTGTCTGCCTCAGAAAGCATGATTGCTTCCCTGTAACCACCAAGACCACCAGCACCAGCCGCTTGAAGTCCTATATCTGTTTTGGCTTTTTCGCCTGCTTCGATTGCCTCTCGCTTTTCAATGTCTGTAACAAGTTGAGCGTAAGGACTCATGTACTGCGCTAAAACGTCAGGATCTGTTGCAACTGACCCAGCATCAAATTGGCTTTGGAGTTCTTTTGCGGTGTAGTCCTGACCGAGTTGTTGGGCAAAATAGCCCGGATCAAATGTCCTTGCATCAAAACCGCTTTGATAATCTATTGGATCATATCCAGACTGTCTTTCCCTTGGATCATAAAACTGTTCAAACTGAATCGGGTCATAATCAACCCCTCTCTGACCAGCTTGATAACCTTGTCCAATCTGTTCAGCAACATAACGATTACTTAAATCACCTGCATCGTATCCAGAATCAATGTCACCAGCAAAATAGCCAGAATACTGAGCAGAAGGTCGATAAGCATTCGCTATTTGCATAGCCTGATTCGGATCTTGATAACCGACTGCCGCAGCCAGTTCCGATGCTTGTTGCATTTGTATGGGATCACCAGCATAAGCCATGTCGGCAATGCCTGACATTGCCTGTTGCTCATAAGGATCAAAATCTGCCAGCCTTTGCCCCGGAAATGTTGAAAGGGGTCTTTCGCTTTCAAGCGTAGCTTTCTCTAGAAGATTTCTATAAAAAGGCTCTGCATAGGCTGGTAAATTAGTGGTAGTCTGCTGTACTTGCTGCGGCCCTGATGGCCCTGAACTTTTACCCATTAATCAAACCTCTTTTCGTAAACAATATAAGACTGTTTAAAATCATCCTGTGACAGCCATTTCCAAAATCCCTGTCTTGCTGTAGCCTCAATGCCCACACATCCAGAATCCTTGGCAAAGCTGTTAAACTTTTCAAGCATTTCCCAAACCCAATCATTAAATTTGTCTCCACCAAGGAACTGTATTGCAAGCATCTTCCCTTGTGGGTAATCAAGTATCTCCGTAGTGCCAACACCATCAATCATCTTATCGTCATCAAATGCCAGCCACAACTGCTGATAACCTGATTCTATTGCACGATAAAGGTCTTCAAGAGTCCATCTGCCATTTGATCTTGCTACCGCTCTTTGTAATTGCTCGCTTACATCAGGCCACAAAGTCCTTATATAAGTTGTTGGTGCTATCGTAATAGTATGGGTAACCTTTCTAGGTGCGTTCTTTTTCTTGACCCTTGGCTCTCTTGAGATATCCCTTATGATATTTCTAGCAGGTTCATTCATGCTGGCATAACCTGACGCTCATTAAGGGGCTGGGGTTGTTGTGCAGTTCCTGTTCTGGTCATTCTCACCCTGTCCATCATCTCATCAAGAGCGGCTGCACCTGCATCTGAATTGCCGTCACCCAGACCAGAAACAACATCAGCAGCTACAATATATTCGTTAGGAGACACCGCAACGGGCTGCTCTGCACCGATCATGCCATCGATGTTATCCTCCATTCCACCACCTTGACCTTTGATCTGTCCTTCTGTTTGTGCGTTGGGGACAATTGATTGTAACACTTGCGTCCTAAGCTCTTGGAATGCTTCAGTGCCGTACTTGGAAACAAAGGCTTCTATTATCCCGTCCATCTCTTCGGGAGAGGTTCTACCCATTAACGCTTGCATAGTGGCTGTAATTAGAGGGTCTTGACTGGTTATACCGCCTTCTTGGAAATCAAGGCCAAGCGGGGGTAAAGATTTGTTACCATCACTGCCTTGTCTTATTTCTTCCTCTGTTTTCTTGCGATAGGTGATATTGCCATCTTTGTCTTTGATTTCTATAAGCTCGTTACCTTTTTCGTCAATAATAGTTGTCATGACACCATCTTCTGTCCGACCACCTTCTTGCTTTTCAATCACGCCTCTTCCCATCAAGATGTCAGCTTGAGTGATTTCTCCGTCTTTGTTGTAATCAGGAAAGTCAGTCTTACCCCCATCTGCAAACGGAAGATTCATGGCGGCAATGCGCTTTCTAATCTCTTCCAGATTGGTTACAGAATCATCTCCCATCACAAGATTAGAGTAATCTTGTGTTTGTGATTCGACTGGAGAAGCCGTAGACATAGGCAGGTTTTGCGCTCCCTGTAAGCCCATAAGCTGAGGCAGCCCAGCCATGCTTGACATGGCACCGCTTGTCACACCTGCTGGCATAGTCTTGTTCTGTTGTTGTTCTTGATAAAAGTTAGTGCCTTTTCTGCCACCTTGAGGAATCATTCCACCTTTAGGGTTGTACCCAAAAAAAGGCGCGGGGTCAAAAGGAGGATCGGGTTCTGGATCTGGGGTTGGATTTTCTGGATCTTCTGGATCTGGTAAAGGCTCTCTAAAATACTGTATTTCACTACGGAACCCTGCCCTTGGATCTTTGCCTTGAGCAACTAAATCTGCCGCTTCTGTTGCAAGCTCTTCTTCTGTAACAACCCTTGATGGCCTTATCTTGTCCTGTACATTGGATGGCGTGTCAGAAGCACCACCGCTCAATCTATTGAAATAATCAAGGTTTGGCATACCTCCTACAAACATCTTGATAGGCTCTGCACCCATGTTTTCCAAACCCTGCCTACTTTGCAAGTATCCGCTTGGATCAACGGAAGTAATACCGCCCCCGTAATAAGTGCCTGCATACGGATTGTCATTTGGATTGACAGGGATAAATGGCCTGTCATACCGTTCTGCTGCTAACTTCTTTGCACGATTCATATCAGAGTATGCCTGTAATCGTTTTTCTTCATTCTTTTGCATCATCTGATTTTGTTGATCTTCAAAGTCTTGCATCATTTGTTCTTGCGCCCGACTGCCTTCACCCACACCAATCATGGCAAGGTTTGCAGGCTGGATAGCAGCTTTGGCTGCTTCAGGCAGAACACCCTCTGAGAGTATATTCATGCCTTCTGCGGCACTTTGCGCTGACTGCAAAGCTCCAGTTGCACCTGTCCCCTCTTGCAAATAAGGGGCAAAACTGCGTGTTCCTAATGCTTTTTGAGCGTCAGGTAACGCTAACTTTGCAATACCATCACCTGTGCTTGCTGCGTCAACCGCTGTCTGGGCAGCATCAACTGCTGCCTGTGCATCTGGAACACCAGCAACTGCCTCAGCACCTTTCCCGATAGCAGAGCCAAGTCCAAACCCTGTTAGACCAGACATCAAGCCTTGTTTAAGATCGCCAGATTGCAGGGTGGTTGCAATGCCAGAGCCAATCGCTCCAGCCAGTGCATTGCTTAAACCTGCTGCTGTACCAGCACCAAGTAACGATGTGCCTGCTGCACTACCAAGAAGGGGTGCTAGAAAGGGCAGAAACGCCTCTGGTTGCCCTGTCATGGGATTTCTGGTTAAAGACCCTGTAGGCGACAAAGAAGCCAGCCCAGCGACCTCTACGGGGTTCATATGCACCATCATGCTATCGCCATACCGACCTTGCGTTGCCAACTGATTAGCCATTCCCTGCATGGGTCGTTGATACATCATCTGGTTGTTTGAGTAATTCATTTAACTCGTCTCCACACCGAATAGGTTAAAACTTACATTTGCTGCACTTGCATATACTTTCACTACATCTGCCTGTCCAAGGCAGATACCAATAACCACTGTCTGGGCTGTCGTTGCTGCCAGAGCTTGATCATAAAATATAAACTGTTTGTCATCTGCGCCAGCACCTGCTACATGGATGCTAACCCGAAAGGTAATACCTGAGCCACTCCTGTTACAAATAACCAAAGAACTTACTGTTGTCTGGGTAAGGTTAGGAACCGTATACAAAACGGTTGTTGTCGTTGCCGACACATCTAGCTGACCAAGAACTTTGATTACGTCTGTCATGAAGCACCCATCAACAGAAACTGGAATCTACGCATCGCAAGAGAACCCGTTTTGTCAGCTTGGGTTTTTGCAATATCGATATCAAGCTCATGAGTATTGAGAACGTCTGTCACTGTTCTACGGGTCAAAGCCTCTTCTCTTGCATTGTATTCTTGCGTTGGTACGGGCAAAGGATGTTTCTTAAACGTCATTATCGTCTACCGTCTTGTCTGATCTGAAATCGTAACGTACCTAACCGCCAGCCATACCCAGTGCCTGAACTTTCGATTCTTAGCACAGGGTGTCTAGCCCTTGCTCGCACATGTGACTCTGTTGTTGACTGGTTAACAGTAGCAGATGACAGGGTCGTGGTGCTTTCCAAGGGATAATTCCTTCCCTTTAAAGTCAGGTTAATTTCTGGATCAGCACCAGAGAACGTAAAGTCTGGTATGATTCTGTTTACAAACATGAAACTTTCACCGTCATTAATTTCAAGGTCACCAGACTCTATAAAAGCCGTCATTGCAGAACCGTCATCATCATGACCTGTTTCATGCTGGTATAAATAGTTTGCGTTTGAACTGGTAATAACACTAGCTGCAAGTGGTGCTGTGCCTGTGCCGTAATCGTTCCACGCGCCTCTTTCCAAGGTACCTATAGACCAGAGGTTTTCTGCGTAATCAAACGTCACATAGTTTGTGATTTCTGTATTACCAGTGCCTACTGGATAAAACCAAGTAACTTCGGAGTACGCTGAGTTCTCAGCGGCAAACACCTTATAAGCCTGACTCTTGTTCAGGTTAGAAAACACATGATTTTTTACAGAGCATGGCAGAGTTTGAACAGAACCGTTATAAACATAAAAGCCCCCTTCATCCATGAAATATACCTGACCACCAACGTCTATTCCTGCATTAGGTGATATCATCGACACATCGGTTGAAATAAGGGAAAGCTCAAAAACAAAAGCACCTCCGACAAAACGCATCGAATGAACACTACGATCAGTAAACACAAGTATCTCTTGTCTTGATTGAACTGCCCCGACAATTAAAGAACCAGAGTTAATCCTGATACCGCCAGCGGTATTGGTCGCTGTTGGTGTCCAGTCTCTTGCGCTTTCCTGTGTAGAGAAACGAACAAACAAGGGATCGATAGTGCTTGACCCTATGGCATTACAACCAAAAGCAATGACATGTTGATCTGTATCAGAAACCATTACTTGAAGTGCGACAGTAGGTGCATCGGATGCACCGCTTAAAGCAGTAATATTTACTGCACGATTGCTCAATCCTGCCGAAACATCGGAATAAAAAATACCTCCACCTCGGACATTAAAGATCAGGTCTTCTCCAAAGTTATCCTGACTAAACAGTCTTAATTGATTTCCAGAGCTAATCGCTGTTGATGAGCCAAAACCACCAAATCCCCAACCATCTGCACCCCAGCCTTGAGATGCAATATACGCATTAAGTCCTGTATTAATCTGATATGCACCGACAACGCTACCGCCACCGTTACCAGAGTCACTGGCATTTGCGGTAAGGGTGTCACCGCTGGTGTCCTTTGCTGTTACGGTATAAGTGTTTGCGTCAGCCACGGATGCAATCTGATACTCCTGATTCAACGCAGAGGCAATAATCAAACCACCTAAACTTGCAGCACCTGAGAAAGTAACAAAATCGTTTACAACCGCGCCATGACCTGAATCGGTAACGGTAAGAGTTGATGATCCGTTGCTTGCAGCAAAGGTTACATCACCTGCGCTTGTCGTCGATCTTAAAGGGGTAACGTCTTTGTAGGCGTTACCCTCTGTGATATAAAACTTCAGATTAGTGCCAACCCCAATATGTTTAATACTAGTCAAAGTTGACCAAGAATGAAGGGATCGGCAAACACCCTCAAACGAATCTAGCAGGTATTTTTGCCACCCACCAATCTTTTCTGGATTCCCCTGCCTAAATCTTATCTTGTCAGAATCAACCCAACCCTGATCGGCTGTATAGTCAGTGCCTTCCTTGTTGACACCCGGAGCAAACTTTACTTTACGAAGAGCCATAGCTTCTCCTATTGAATCTGAAACGGTGTCGTCTTTGGCTGCATCATCGGCCTAGTTGTCAATTGTGGTCTAAAGGGTGTAGGTCTGAATCTTTGAGTGGGAGGCATTGGTAATGGCCTCATGCCGCCGCCTTTTGGCCTTGGTGGCATGGGCCTTCTCATGGGCGGTTGCCGCATCGGTTGATAATTAGGACGACTCATCGACCTGCCATAAGCCTGCCCCATCAAACTTGCTATTCCTGACTGGTTAGGAAATAAACTTTGCTCTTCTGCTCTCATCTCTGGAGCATATCTAAACCTTGCCATGTCCCTTCCAAAGGGCAAAGAGGGTGTCTGTTGACGAGGGGGACGCATAAAGGGTGGGCTAGGACGAGGCAAGAAACCACCATCTTGAACTGGAGGGAAACGCATACCACCATCAGGCATCTGAGGCATTCTTCTTGAGCCACCTTTACTCATTGATATTCTCCTGTACGAATCATGTACGCAAGTTCTTTAGCCCTGTTCCCAACTTGTTGCGCCCAGCGGCTATCTAAAAAATTATCTGCGGCTTCGTTGTATCGTTTGCTTGCCATTGCACCTAACGCCTTTTCAAACTTTCTAAGCACCGTTTGTCCAAGATTGAAACTTATGTCGATCATCGCGTCTCGCCTTACAGCGTCCAGATCATTAAACCAGTCATACTCTTCAGAAAGCTCACCAATCACCCTGTAAATGTCATTCAAAAGCATTTGATCTATTTCTGCTTCTGTTAGTCCGAGACCTGATTCGGAAATGTTCCTGCCTACGCCTATTGTTTCATAACCAGCAGAACACTTGTACACATGCTTCCTAACACCTTCGTGCTTTCTGAGCATGATCTTTAATTTTACAAAGCGTGTTGCGTTCATTTACCAAAGTATTCCCAAGCATGGCCTTCATCAACAAGCATCTGACAAATGTCCCTGTTATCTTCTGTGTAGATTGTAGCAAGGATTCTACCGTACTTTCCTCTGCCATGACTAAGCATGACCAGTCTGTCAGGACACAGTTCTATAAGCCTTTGCTTTGCAAGCAAACCTTTGCGTTTATGCTCTTTGTCCCTCGTTCTGGACTCCCAAGCATTTATACCATATAACCTGAGACGCTGTTTACGCAATTCGACATCAAATCCCAGCCTGATGGTTACGTCGATTGTGTCACCATCTACAACTCTCAACAAGTCGCAGGTATAAACATAAGGCTTCATCGTTTTTTCTTGCGTGTTGTCCGATCTTTTTTAATCTTGCTTAACGTCTTGGCTTGTGCCGCATGTGTTTTAGAAGCCTTTTTTAAGCCCTTGATTACCTTGTTCAACCTTCTTGTAGTTTGCGCCATAAGATTACCTTAGTCCTCTTTGCCTGCATTCAAAGCCGCAGACACATTGATGTACGCTTCGTTCTTGTCTGGTGTTGATTTGTCATCAGCAAGATAGCGACCTTTCTTATCTCTGGCACGAACACGCTTAAACTCACGCCCGAAAAATAACTTTAGATGTTTCTCATATAACCAGCCAATCATTTTTCTCTTGAAACCCCTTGTACTTTTTCCACTGATCTCATTGCTCCAAGTCCCAGCATACCCATTAATACAGGCATCATAGTGCTAGTGTCAATCAAAGGTATGACAACATCAGATTCAGCCAAGGCTAAACCAAAGTTGGAAAATGGAATTAAAATGTAGTTTGAGGCCATTCCTAATACGCAGACCCAGCCGACAGCCGGTCTCCAACCGGCAACAAACATGCTTTTACTTGCAGCCTCTACCTTGTTAACTTCCAATTGGCCTTTTGCTAATTCCTGAGCATGTTTTTGTGCCATCGTGCCAATTTCGTGGGCCAAGGCATTCTTGGTGTCTTTGTCCTCTATAAACTTATCAAGTAGACCTGCGACTGGCCCAATTAATGCTTGAAGCATATCAATCTCCCTTTCCAGCGTTTAAAAACTCCATGACCGCCATCAACATAGAAAATATACTTGCAACAGCCGTCATCATGTATTTGAACCATTTAACAACCAAAGACATAGTTGCTGCATCCGATTGCTTTCTTCTTTTTTCTTGATATGCTCTTTCTCGCTTTGCTTCTTTTTGGAACTGCAAGAAGTCTTCCCACATTCCGGGCCTGCCAACCAGCTTCATATGTGTGCGAAGTTCTGCTTCTTTTTCCCTAAGTTTTTCTAACTCAAGAAAGTTCTGCAATACAGAGCCACGACCTTTCTTGTTGGATCGCCTTGCAAGTATAGATTTATTGTTGAAATAATTAGCGCAAGCCTCAGCACAGTGACTTAGGTCTTTCCCGTGCTTGACGCTTTGTAACATAACGTCAATTGCGCGGTTGGCTGCTTGGATTTCTTCAAGCACTTCATCTTCTACTCATGAAAGCAGTAGCTCCAAAATAAGCCGCTACAATGGACGCTTGAGCTATATAGAACAGTCCAAGCAAATCAGAAAGAGCCTTAACCCTGCTGTCGGGCATCATGGGTAACATAAGGAAGACAGAAAACAACACCATTGATATCATGGCTACCCAAGCCATGTTTCTTTGAGAGTCTGCCTTTTCTTCACGAAGCTCTAATTCGACAAGCTGCTGATGACGCTCCAGTTCCTCGTCAGTTACCTCGCCATCTCCATCAAGGTCATACTTGGCGTACTTACTGGTTCGCTGTAATTTTTTTTGCGTAGCCATCTATTTCCTCCTTGTTGGGATCGACAAAAGCAGGTTTGCAGAAAGCTAGAGCAGGCTTATAGTTCTCCTCCCGTTTCGTGAGGATTTTTGCAATGTTGACGCAATGCTTTTGATTCATGTAATAACCCGCAACCTTTTCTGGATCGGCAGGGCTTAACTGAACAATAAGCGCAAAAACTATTATTTCCATTTATCCCATCCATTTGAATGCTGCCAATACAGTTATAATAAACGGATAAACTCCCCATAACATTAGCTCTAATTTATCGAACCGCTTAGAGCCTTCTCCAAGACGATCTTCAATATTCTGATAACGGATCAAGCATTCACGCTCATGATTGTCGATCCTTGTCATTGACTCCTTAACAGTAGCCATATCAGTTTTCTGTTGAACGTCTTTGATTCTGTTGAAGAAGGTTGAGAATAACTTTTGTATCTGCCTTAACATCGGACAAGTCTTCTGCTGTGTTTTGTTGGATAATTTCAGAACGTGTCATTTGGTTTTGAAGTTGATTTACTTCATCCTCGATCTCATCGACCTGTTCAGAAAGCTCACTGATGTCCTCTGCGTTTTCTTGAGACTGTGCTTCAAGCGTGGTATAGCTTGCAATTAAACCAGCACCGACTAGCAAGGCTGGAGCAAGGTTCATTAGACTAGAAAGTTTTATTTCCATAACAATTCCTTTATGCTGAAGCACCCTCCGTCTCAGGCGTGTCAATAAACTTAAACCATCCAGTTGCAATGTATTTTATTTGAGTATTTGAAGGAATACCTCTGTGTGTATGCGTCCAATCAACAGGCCAAATTAAAGACAATCCTTTTTTTGGTTTGACCTTTGTTTGTTGATAAAAAAACTCTGTTTCTCCACCGTCGTCAATGTCATTCAAGTAGGTCATAAATACCAGATGCCGACCCGCTTTCGATAGCGAGTTACGTTCACAATGCCATTTATGAAAACCACCGCCCAATGGATACTTTTGCAACAAAACAGTTTCGTAACACCATGCAGCCGTTGCGTTTGCGTAGAAATAGTCTGCTTTATAAGCATCAACGCAAACCTGAAGGTTTTCCATATATTTTTGTATTACAGGATTTAATCCATCAGTGTCTGCGTCCATCGAATCTTTTTGTTGTTTGTCAATAATGATCCCGTCTTTAGGCGTAGAAACAACCCCTTCGTGTTGCTGACTTGTTTCATGCAATACAATCAACTCATCACACACATCTATCTCAGGAAGGTAGTATGCTCCGATAAAAGAGGGTTGATTTTTCAATCCCAAATCAATCGAAAGAAGAGGCTCGTTGTATTTGACTTGCTGTAACAAAATTTAATCCCAAGTTGGGCGAGTGCTAGGAAAATCCGAAGTAGTAGGCCAGTCGCGTAATTTTTTTCGATAAGCATCCAAAGTATCTTTTTTAGGATGATCATCTAAACCTTTAAGCACATCGGTACGCTCAAGCTCTTCATTTCGCCATCCTCTTGCAAAATCTTCTTCAGTCGGACGATCAGTACGCAGAGTTTCTGGATCTACATACGGCTCATAATGATCATAATTTGCTTTAACCCAATCTTCTGTTCCAATAATATGGGGATTAGTTACATTTCCGTCTTTATCTTTGATAACCCAATTCATGCTCATTTAATTTACCTCAAATTAAGATGGAAGATACTGAATAACAACAACCCCTTTACCGCCCTTCGCGCCCACAGATCGACCAGAACTTTGAGAGTTTCGACCACAGCCTCCCCCGCCTCCTATTCCTCCGTCTGCGCCTCTGGTTGTGGTGTAATCGTTGCTTCCAGCAGATTTGTAAAAACCACCCCCGCCACACAAGTCACCAGCAAAACCTGTACCTAAACCATAGGCAAAATCGGAACCTGAACTCATACTCGATGGTGGAGGGCCACCTCCAACAAGACGACCAAAACCTGAACACATAAGTCCACCAGCCATAGCCGCCGAGCCATTTCCGTTGCCACCATCTTCGCCTGTAGCATTAACGCCAACGTGTCCTCCGCTAGTTGAGTTTCCATCACCTCCAGTGTTATTCACATCGCCATTACTAGCTGTACCTCCAGAAGCACTGTTTGCGTTTGTTCCTCCATTGTCCCCTCCATTTGCTGTGAGAGTGGCATTTAAACCTGTGCCAGATACAGTCGTGTTACCCCCCTGACCGCCAACTGTAACAGTGAAAGAGCCATTTGTAGTTACAGCAAGGGAGTTCTTTTTGCAATATCCTCCGGCACCTCCGCTTGTGCCTCCGTTTTGACCAGCGGCACCATTTCCACCACCGCCTACAAGATGAATGCAAATATTTCCATCTTGCGGTGGAACAAAAGTTTCGCTTTGCGCTATAAAAATTTGCGGCAAAGTTTCATTCTTACCAAGTATCACTGCCATTTTAAAATCTCCTTAAATCTCTAAAAATCCTATAGTCCCATCAACATATACAAGTTGAGTTGCTTTGCCGCTTTGAAGCGTTCCATCAGCAGCGGTGCTGTTAATGTTTTGTGAGTTACGACCCAGCGTCACCGTTCCACCGCCCGTTGCTTTGACAATAACCGTATTTCCTGCGCTGGCAGAGGCTGGAAGAGTAATTGTAACGGCACTGGCACTATTTACAATAATCTGATCACCAACTAAAGCCGTGTATGCGCTGGTTTTGACAAGCCATGTATTATAAGCTCCACCAACCGTGGAGAACGATAATACGCCAGAACCGTCAGTTGTTAAAACTTGCCCATCATCGCCATCCGATGAAGGCAATGTAAGCGTTATATCTGCGGTGCTTGCTGGGCCAATTAGTGTAACTTTATTTGTACCGTTGTCACTGTCTTCAAAGAATTCAATAAACCCTGCACTTGTTGCTGCGTTTTTAAGCTGTAATCCCGCATTTACCACGGGGGTTGTTAGAGTTGGTGTGGTAAGTGTTTTGTTAGTCAGTGTATCAGTCGTTGTTTTACCCACCAGCGTGTCGGTGGTTGCTGGCAGTGTTAGCGTGATGTTGCCGCCAAATGCGCTATGTGCCGGAGCTAATATCCTTGCATAGTGAGCGTTTGAACTCTCGCAATAGAAGTCAATGTAAGACTGCGCTCCACCATTTTTTAAAGAAATTGCACCTTGGGATATAACAACTCCGTTAGTTGATCCTCCAGCCACACCAAGTGTTCCGACGATGGTGACGTTAGTCGTTCCAGTCGGAATTTCAAGAACATCAGCATCTGCATCATTTTTTATTGTTACGTCATTCGTGGAACCTTGACCAGTTAGGATTAAGCCTTCCGCAGCGGTGTAACCCATTGCAGCGTTGTCACCAGAAGACGTATCACCATCAGCATTTATAGTAGAAGCGGTTACATCCCCAACAATATCAACGCTTGTGCCGCCAGTTGCAATCGTCAGTACATCTGCATCGGCATCATTCTTAATGGTTACATCGTTAGTTGATCCTTGGCCTGTAAGAATTAATCCTTCAGCAGAAGTGTAGCCTATTGCTGCGTTATCTCCAGCCGATGTGTCGGCGGTTGCCTCAAGCGTTGTTCCTGTTATAACCCCAGAGGCCGTAACAGTTGCAAGGGTTGTTGTGCCTGTCAGGTCTAAATCAACAAGCGCATCAACTACCGCTGCACCTGATCCCGCGCCATCTAAATAAACGGCTTTGACCGCACTGTTTGCAATATTTACAGTAGCACCAGATCCTTGTTTGATTGTGATGATCTGAGAGCCTGTCGTTGCGTTCTCAATAAACATCAATCGAGAAACTGTGTTTGGCGCAATGGTTAACACTCTCGTTGTAGAAAGCGTAGCCGACGATGTGACTTTAAAATAAATAGAACGGGCTGGATCTGTCGCTCCATCAGCAACAGTTGTTGTTGCATTTGCGTCACTAGCAAAACAATCCTGTGTTCCAAAACTTAATGCCTCTGCAATTAGCTCCAGATTAGTATTTGTTTCTGACCCCCACGTACCCGAAGAATCTCCTGTGGCGATTTCTTTTAATCTTAAATCATTTACATAAGTTGCCATGTTATAAACCTCATGCGGCTATGCCCGTTGGTGTTACTATATCTTGCCAAGCTGGCGTTTGCGATGTATCTATCGGCCCCCAAACATTAACAGGTCTGATTGATCCACTGGCTGAAACACCTGTCACTGCAAATGACACAGATATTCCTGTAATAATAGTGCCAAGCGTAGCAGTCGCGGAAATCCCTGTTAGGGTTACATTAGTGTCTCCAAGCGTTGCAACAGTGCCAATAGCACCTGTTGCTGCTACACCTGTAACGGGAATACTGTCAGCACTACCCCAAGGGCCGTCTCCCCAATCGCCCCGTCCCCATCCCGTTATCGAGGACATCAAGCGATCCTAATTATTGCGTTACTCGCGTCTGCGGTAGGAAAGGTGATTGTGAAGTCACCTGCCGTTGCAGTCTTGTCCCCACCAAAATCTAACACACATACTGCTCGATCCGAGTTGGTGTCATTGTAGATGAGTGCGCCCCTAGCTGTAACCGTTACCGTTGAAAACGTGAGATTTGCGAAGTCGGCAAATCCTGTCGTACCGCTAGAGTCGGGGTTGATGTTTGTCAAAGCTGCACCAGCGGCGGTGTAGTTTGTCCCGCTTGCCTCATTGGAAGTCGTATAGGCTGTTGTCCCCGCCCCCAGACTTGCAGAACTTGTGTACAAAGCTAATTTAAAGCTGTTGCCGCCACTTGCTAAAAAATTGTGTTTTGCCTCAAGTAACTCTTTTTTGAAGCTCGTACACATAGCCTGAGTTATAGCCATTACAATCTCCTGATTATGTCTGCCATTTCTTTCTGTTGATTTTTTTCCAACATTGCTGTCAGCGTGGTTCTATCGCTTTTTATTGCTTCCACCATATAAAACAACACCGCTGTATAAACCTGATCTTTAAAAGCCTGTGCCTGTTCCTGAATTGCAGGATGCGAGTTACTGCCTACAGAAACAATTCTATTTGTTGCCTTCTCTGCCCAGAACTCTACATCATGTCCTTTGTGTTTGGTCGTCGAAACGTCAACGATAGGCGTGTCAGGCAAGTTCATACTAGCCTCTAACATTAGGATCTCGACTTCCTGACAGTGCCTGACCTATAGCTGTCTGTTGTATTATAGCCCTCACCTAGAGACTCTAGCCTAGTTATCGACTCATCATACTTTGCCTGATATAACTGCATCAAATCAGGATCGCCTTTCAAAAAGATATAGCCTTCTACGAGACATCCGTAAAGCAATGCATTTTCTGCATTGGTTCCAAGCCAGCTTGTTCCGTCTGATGTGACTGTTATTGACAGGGGTTTGTAAAAATAATGTAACTCGGTTGTAAAGTCTGCATTAGGAGTTGGGCCAAGAATAAAAGTAGCATCATCAAACAAAGCATAATACTTTGGCACTCCAGTGGTGGTGCTAACTGGATAAGCCTGCCTGATAAAGTTAACGTCTTTGTTCAATAGATATTCAAAGCCGCTGTTGTCAAGTGCTAACGAATAACTTGCAAGAAAGTCATCTGGCGTATTTAGATACTCCTGATTGGCGGTTATTGAGCCTGTCACATTTCTTCTGAAGTTTGGAAGCTGAACTGACTTCAGTATCCTCTCTTCAGCACGGGTTATAATCAGGGGAAGCTCTGCAACAAACGTAGATTCGGTTGTTTCAAGATAATCCTGAATAGACGCTTTTAATGTGGTGAATGTCCACGCCATATCACTTACTCTTTACGGCAGCTTTTTTTGCTGGTTTTTTCTTTGGCTTTGCTTTTGCAGCAGCCTTTTTGACTGGTTGCATTTCAGCAAGTTTTGCATCCGCTTCTGATTTGGTCATCGGGGCAAAAACGACAATGTCGTACTCACCGTATTCACCGATTTCACCGTTTGGGTATTTAGTGCCAATCTGATAGACAGGCTCTCCTGAAGCAAAATTGCCGTTTTGAAACACTTCTAGCTTTGCCATAATCAATACCTTAGCTGATTGTTATTGTAACCCTTCCAACTTCACCAGTAATATCCAGTCCAACTGTTCTACTTCCAAGCTGCGTAACACCGCCACCAACTGGATTAAACGCAAAAAAAGACCTGCTTTCAACAAGCGATCTGTCTGGCCTTGGGTTTCTCAGGGACTGGTTGTCTGTTAAGTGCAACTTGCCTAGCTGTAACTGGGGTTGATCTTTGTCAACAACGTCTCTACCGACCAACATACCTGTAGGTCTCTGGTTTAGTATCTGTGGGACTAGATCAGTCAGCTTATAACGAAACCCTGTTCTGTCACAAAACCCAAAAGCGTATTTGCCTTTTGTTCTACTCAACTGCTGTAGCCTCCCGGGGATACAAAGAGAGAAGCCTTATCTCTATCCGAATCAGAAGCCAGCTTAAACTGTTCTTCGTATTCTGTCTTTAGCATCGTTGACCTTACATTGGCCTCTGCGTATTTTAAGGAGACCTGATATGCCAGCCCTGCAACAAGACAAGGCAAGAATCTAGATGGAACACTCATGGTGTTAGACGCTGGTTTCCCAGCATCTTCAATGCGCCTCATATAATAATACTCAAAGGTGTATGTTTCCTGAGAATCGGGAACAGGCCATAGGTTAATCACAATGCCCGTTGCTGTTCTTTCAACATAAAACTCTGTTGGCTTGCTTTGCGTCAGCTTATTAGAAAGCTGTGCGTATTGAGATACAGATATGCGGGTAAGAGACTGATCAAACTGACTGGTCACATTACCGCTGTTAGTCCTGACAAACGCCTCAACTATATCCAGTACGTCTGAATCTAACGTATAGGCTGAAGTACCGCCCGTAAGTGCCTGACTCTTTGACTGAACAGTCCAGAGATTCAATCCCCTGTTCTGCCACTCTAACATTAACAAGTTAATACTACGCCTTGCTGTCCTGTAATCGTAACCGCTACGCATCTCAAGGCCAGCCCTTTCAAAGGCTTCCTCCATTGCATCGCCAAGGTCAAGGTCAAATGTATACGTTCCGCTTGTCGCCATTATTTTTTACCAAATTTTTGCTTTTGTGATTTAGGTGGGCTTTTCTTGCTGCCGCCTTCACCACTCCAAAAAACCTTGTTTGCCCAATAAGCTGCGCTTGTCGGCCCCTTTTTAATGTTCTTCGCGTGTCTAGCCTTGAAGCTCTTTCTAGCTTCCTTGGAATAGTTGTGACCCATCTTCTGGTCACCAAAACGTATTAGCTTGACTTTGCCTTTATCACGAACTGCCACAACCGCTTTCTTGGTTTTATGGCTAGGCGTTTTTTTTGGTTTGTTAAGACCTGTCAAACCTGCCTTTTTAATCCTGTTCTTTTCCGCATCGGTTAAACTCATTTACGATGCCTCGCTGTCTTTTTGGCTATCTTCTTAGGCTGCTTGCTGTGCTGCTTGCCTTTCTTTGTATCCGCTCGTTTCTTTCTTGACGTAGCGGCATACTCTTTGTCTGTTAGCGCATCCCTTGCTGCTTTTGGAAGATACCGCTCACCTGTGGCTTTTTTGCCCTGTGTAGACGGCTTACCTGACTTGGTTCCCCATTTCTGTTTTGTCCAGTTCTTCAAAGACTTCTGGGATTTTTTGAGCGTCATGACTTGTAGCCACCACCTGCATCTTTGTAAGCCTTAGCCAGCATCTGTGCTTTTCGGGCAGACCATTGACCGGGCTTTCCACCCTTACTGCCAGCCTTGATGCGATTAAACTGTCGCTTACGCATCTCTGGCTTGGTGTAGTTACCTGCCTCGTTTACGCGAGACTTTGCTTTTGGCTTTGCCTTGGGTTTTGCTTTGGACTTTTTTTGTGCCATTTCTAGACCTGTTCTTTGTCTGTGATGTTACACGCAAATTAGTTGTCTTGTTATTCTTTGTGTTCCTGTCCTTGTGATCTACATCCTTCTTATCACCTTTCTTAACAAGACCTTTCTTTTCCATAATGTCTCTAGCAGCATTACGGTTGGCTCGACGTTTTTTCTGCTTCGGCTTTGAATGATAATTCTCATACTCAGCTTTATAGTTTCTAGCCATAATGCTTGATAACTTTCATGCAGATAGTGTAAATATCACCGTCACTGTGACCTATGGTGGTGAAGTCAATATCACCTGTCACACCGCTCCCTGCGTTGTTAGGTATCCCAGAGAACTCTGAAAAGTCAATCGAGTCAGCGTAATCTGCAATACAGAGCCAAGCCAGAACATTTGTGCTGGCATCGAAATCAATCCTGACACTCATACCTGCTGTGCTGTACCAGATTTCCTGTATCGTTACAGATGTACAAGCCTTCTTTGTAACAGGATTAGAATTCAAAGCAGAAACGTCGATCTTCTTAACCGCAGCTTCTCCTGAGCCATCACTCACATTTGTAAATTTAAAGACAGCAAACTGTGGGCCGTCATCTATTGTCTGTGTTGCAACTGCATCAGCCATTTAACCTTCCTCACTGTAATAATTGGGACGGCTGACCAAGGCCAGCCTCCTCATGTGAATTTACTGATCAGCAAACGCTGGTGCTGTTGCACCCGTCACACTACCAAATATCTGATAATTAGTGGTGTTCAGACCCATAATAGTCACATCAAAGCCAGCAGGTACATTGATCTGTATAGAACTATTAGAGTTTCCATCAGAAAACACTGCGCTTACTTCGTTGTCAGTATCAAGGAATGTTACGCCACCAATATAAAAATTGGTATTTCCGGGGGTGATAATGAGTGCGTCAGTTCCATCAGCCGCTCCACCTGCATAAACAAACCTAAACATAGACCCTGCTATGGGTGCAGGTAAGGTGTAGGTGTTGTCCTGACCACCATCTGGAACAAGAAGAATTCTTCCGCTATGCGTGGCATTGGTAAGAGTGACGTTGGAGTCAGCAAGACTAATAGGGCCGTCACCGACAGTGATCACCTCAGTAATTGCACCTGTACTGGTGTTTTTGCTAACTGTTTTGAAAGTACTTTCGGAGCGTACCGCTCCAGTAAATGTAGTGTTACCCATGTGGTTCTCCCTGTCTGGGTTCGTCTGCTATTGTTAAGCAGTCAGGAATAAGGAAAAGGGGAGCAAAGCTCCCCCTTCCGTGAAACGGTTTATGCTCCGGGCGAACCGTAAATGCCCAAGGGATCGGAGACCCCGAAAGAGTAACGCTCTCGCGCCTTGTACCGAACATTTCCAGTGTCAAAGTCACCGTCCATGCTGGTCTCTAGAGCCGTTCTTTCAAAATGCTTCATACCGTTAGGTATATCAGTGAGAAGGAAGAAAGCATTAGTGTCAGTCAGATAGTGATTGACAGAGTAACCTTCTGGAATCGCACCCATATTACGGATAGCATTGATGTCGTTATCGGCTGTTCCGACACGTTGCGTTGTTTGCAACAGGCGGTCAGCAGTAAACATCAGGTTAGGTGGAACAACCAAACGAGTTGGTCGCGCTGCGATAAGCAGGCCACGCTCATCAGTGTAGGCTGCAATCTCAATGATTGCATTCTCCAGAGATGTCTCGTTCAGGTCAGCCGCAGTTGCAGGACGGTTGCTGTTCTTACCGCCATTAACCAATGGATGACCGTCTCCACCAGTAACACCATCGCCAGATGCAGTGAACAGGTTAACCCCGTCACCAGTCTGGTAGGCATTAGTGAAGCCGTTGTTTAGAGGAAACACAGCTTTTACCTGCTTGGTATAAGCCATAGCACGGGCAAGTGCCTTGGTATAACGTGCAGAAAGCGAGTCATAGAGATTATCTTCCATCGCTTCTTCAGTTATAGCAAAACCCATCGCTATTGTTTCGTGATTGTACCTTGCGGTGAAAGACTCTTGCGCTGAATCGTAAGAGATTGCAGAACCTTCGTTTTTCACTGGTGCAGCGGCAAAACCACTTAGCTTGACTTCCTCTTCAAATGAACGATCAGAACTCTCTGTTTCATAAATGAGAGTGTGTTCGTCCTCGTACTTTTCATACTCCAAACCAAAAAGGGCGTTAAGACCCGGAAGGAGTTCCTTAAGCATTTGCGCTCTTGAAATAGCCATATCCTATAGCTCCTTATACGCCAAGTTTAGTTTCGTAAGCATGACTGAGCGGCAGATACGTCACAATACAGTCGGTGAAAGCATCACCAACAGCACTGCTTGGGCCGTCCACAAAGTCAACTACACGAAGCGGAAGAGTGTTAGTCGTAGCAATTGAACCACCATCTAAGGCATTCTTGCTTCGACCGATTGAGGTTGATCCTGCTGTGTTAACCGCAGAGATGTTGTTGCCAAGCCCAGTTTGAGCTATAGCTTCGTCACCCTGCATACGGAATAACAACTTAGGATCATCGCAGACATAAGCCATAATATCATCAGCGGCAGTAGACGCTATGAATTGCTGGTTAAATGTCAACTGGTTAGTGTTGGGATCAGTGTACGAACATCCCATGAAAATGCCAACTGTGCCAGCAACAACTGATGTTGTCACAGCCGCTTTTTCTACAGTTCCAGCGGCAACAATCTTAACAAAATCGCCATAAAAAATAGCGGTTCCGTAAGCGTTTGCAATCTTTATGTGTCGAACTTTTCCTGTAAAAGAGCCGCTCGCACTAAGAGTGTCAACTGGTTCTGCTCCCATAGGGGTTGCAGTGGTAGCCATGTGTGGCCTCCTTTAGTTACAAGTCTTAGATTAGGAGCTTACCATTAAATAGTTAGCTCCTGCCAAAAGTTGTCCTTGAACTTCGCTCTGGTTTCATGAGCGGCATTCTAGGATCATTCTCGCGCAAGTAATTGTTATCCACCGAATCCATTTGATTCTGTGCAATTTTATGGAAATGCTCTGTTCTAGCTGCCACTTTCTCCTCTGGCATCTTACAAAGCAACAAGCCACCGACCTCCAGACCTTCCGTAAAGCGGGAGCCAACATCCGAATCCATAAGCATTTCGGGGTGGTCTGCTTTTTTGCAAGCTATCCACCCTTCCCTAAACATTCTGGAAACGTGGGTATTGTCTGGTTCTCCAAGGGTGCTAGTCCTAATCCACCTGAACGTCCACCCCGGAACGGGATCTGGATCAGGTAAAATAGAAGCTGGAACCCATGAGTCATTAGGTCTTGCTTCCTCTTGACGCGATTGTTTGTTTCTGGGTTTGCGCTCTTCAGTCATCTCAAGTTCTCCTTGTAGAACTGTCTGGCATACTGTTCGTTAGTAATCCCAAGTTTCTTGGCGAGAGAGACCTGAGAGGGCTTTAACTTCAATGTGCGCGGTTTTGCACCATTATTTCTATTACTTGGTGCCACTACCGTGGAGCGTTGGTTGGCAGTCGAAGTCGCGGTAAGCCCATCAAAATCGCTATCCTGCCATCCAAACTTAGGATACGCCTCTCTCATACCTGAGTCTATAAACTCAAAGTAATCTGGCGTATTCGGTTTAATCTTCCTGTCCAAGACGGCTTCTTCATGCAACCCATATGCGGTTGCGGTCATGCGTCTATGTGACGGATCCATAAACCAACTGTTCTTATCAGCCCATGCCTTTGCCTCTGGGTCAACCTGCGGAGGCGGTGGCGGCTGTTGCGGAGCAGGTTGCTGAACTTGAGGTTTTGCAGCCTGTACCGCTAAATTCCTTTCGTACTTTTCAGCCTCTGCCATTTCGGCTTGGGCTTTATTCAAGGCTTCCTGAGATGAAACAACAGCATCCGTATTGCCTTCTTCATAAGCCTTTTTATACGAATCCTTCGCACTTTGCAAGGCAAGGGCCGCTTTTTGCTTAATCTGTGCAACAAGAGCAGACTCACCACGCGAGATAACAGATTCCATTTCCTGATTTCTGTTGTGCAGTTGTTGCGTTATAGCAACCGCTTCATCACGAACCTTCTCGGCAGCTTCCCGTTGCCTGCGTTCTTCGTGCTGTTCGTACTTCAGTTTGTTGATTCGCTTCTGGACTTTCTCACTATAACCAGAAAGCTCTTCATCATCTGGTTCGTCCTCTGATGCCTTTGCTTTGGCTGGGCGTTGATCTTCTTCTGCCCGATCATCAACAATCTCAATCTGCGTTTCACTCTCTGAATCCACAGGTGCTTTTGCTCCCCTTTCAATCTTTGTTCTTACACCAAAGAATTTGTCTTCTGCGCTTGCGGGGGTTGTTTCTGCGCTTTCAATTGCTTCGCTCATACTCTACCTATGCCTCTTGGATCTTCGATCACAGCCTCAACGCTGTCATCGTTTATTAAACGGAACTCCTGACCATGCACCATAAATCGTGTGCCTGAATAGGAGCGCATCATAATCCAGTCGCCTTCTTTGCAATAAGCACCAGAAGGAAACCGTTTTTTGTCGGCGTAGGCATCCTTGCCCATTTTCAAAACCATACCAGTAATGGAACCAACCGATTCCTCCTGAATTGATTTTGCAGATTTAATAATCCCGCCTTCCGTCTTTTCCTCTGGATCAGGTAAAGCAATCAACAATTTGTAACCTTGCGGCTCAGGCAGTTGATGTGCCTTGCGAGGTTCTTCCTCGTTTTCTGTAGGTACTACTGACAGCTCTGTCATTGGTATTGACCTTTGCACTGGAAAAAAGCGTCCAGAGTCGCTTGCATCGCCCGTTGCGATGAATGGTTAAATTTTGAATGCTATGCCTTTTCTATTCTTTCCTGTAAATCAAGAAGCTCTCTTTCGGCTATAGCAAGCCCTTCTATAATACCGCAACAATTGCGGTATTCCGAAAAATCTTTACAAGCACCACCACTAATGTGATCGCTTAGTTCGTTCATCTGCTTACGCAACTGTTCACGCAAAAACTCAAACGCATTGTTGGAGGCTCTATCTGTCAAACAGGTTCTCCACTATTTCCTTGCCAATCTTAACCCCTTCGATCTGTTCCTTGGAAACAATCCTCCGACTTTCCAGTTGATCCTTGGCGTTGTCTTCTGCAACCCTGACAGCCAGTTCCGCTTTCCTGATCTCTTCATCCCTGTTAAGTTTCTGGGAATCATAGTTAGCCTTGCTCATCGCCTTAGCTGTTTCAAGCTGAAGTCTGGCCTGATCAATCTGGGCCTTGCTCTGGGCTTGCATTTCCTTGATAGCAAGCTCCCTTTGCGCCATCTGGACAACGGGGTCTTGAGCCTGTTCCTGCGCTTTCTGCTGTGCCATTTCCTGTTCATTTTTGCCTTTCAACTGTTCAGCCGCTGGGGCTACCAGTCTGGCAATCCTGAGTTCAATGTCTTCGGGCAGGTTTTCGTCCGGTGCTGGCAAGTTAACACCAAGCTCTTTCTCAACTTGTTGACGATAAGCAAACGCCAGATGTTCCTGAACATGTGCCGACATCGCTGCAACCATCTGTTTAGCCAACGGGCTTCTACCAGCAATCTGCAATATCTTGGGATCTTCAATAAATGCCATGTGTGCCTGAATGTGTGCCTCATGATCCTGATAAATAAACGCCTTGACAGGCTTGTTGTTCAGGATATTCATGTTTTCACTGACAGGATCAGTTGGCTTGATGTCGTCTTCCATCGGCACAATCTTGTCTGCATCCCTGATGCTTAGGACATCCAGCATCTGGCGATGCAATAAAGGCAAATCATACATCTCAGGGTTTTGCTGAGATAGCTGCAATGCAGCCTGATACTGCATAATGCGCTGGGCCATCGTACCTGAGTTGGGATCGCTTACCGCGATCACATCAACACGCCCATCGAAGTCCTCACGCACCACAGCGTTGTCTTTGGTTGCGTAGGGATAATCACTTGGGCCAAAATCGTATACAATATTGGACAGCAAACGCAATTCTCGACGCATTGAGGCGTGTAACCTTGCCTGAACCGCGCTCATCACCTTCATTGACCGCTCAAGAATGGCGAGAGTCGTCCCGACAGGTGCTTCACTGTTCATATCGGCTGCTTTTACGTCAGCCGCTGTGGCAAATCGTCTTCCTTCTTCAACAATATCGCCTAAAAGCTGGTAGAGTACGCTGCTTGGCTCTTTATAAGGTAAAAAACTGATATTTTCCTT